CCCCCCTGGGGGGCACCCCCTCTCCATCTCACCCCATCCCATCGCATCCCCTCTCATGATCATGTCCATGGCATCAGACCTCACCACTCGTCAGATCGTGTGGGCAGGGCGTCCCACTGAGGGCGCACAGCAGACCATGGGGCTGCAGGTGCCCATCACTGTGGAGGCATCGTGGCTAGCAGGTGCTCATGCTGCCCGCTATCGTGAAGAGGCACTCGCCCGCCTGCCTCAGTGGGAGGACTGACCCGCTATCCTAGCACACCCCCAGACCATGCCGAAGGGCAGTGATTTGGGGGTAATACGTTTGTATCGGCGGAGCCGAGCGATACCAAAAACGATAGATACTATTAACCTACAAAACTTTGAAAACGCTCGATCATTTACACGTTTCAAAAAAATTTTTTTCCCAAATCAAATGACTCAAAAAACCTCAATAACTTCAGTGCCCCCTTGGAGATCTGGCATTACCATCTGTAACCCCAAAAACACGAAAACCACAATCATCGAGGAACTTGGATATGTCTACATAGTATTGCAAGAACTATGGAGAATGTGGTGGAACAAGTCTCGCATATTATAGTAGAGATTCCAACGCTTTCAATATACGTGTGTAGTAATCGAGGTAGGCAAATGCCATTTCGATGTGACTCACAAGAAAGTTTGAATGATATTGTGGAATATATACATTTGCGGTTACCGTTTACTAAGATTTTAATCAAACAATGAATATATAAGAAAGATTTGGTAAAACTTTATGACTAAAACATATGAAACAACGGTCGAGTACAATGAAGACTTTGACGAATACTATATTACATTACCCGACGAACTGATCGAATCACTTGCTTGGGACGAGGGAGATGTGGTAGAATGGCACATGAATAAAGACGGCACCGTTCTTGTAGAGCGAGTCGATGAATTCTTTGAGAGTGAACAAAATGACGAAGATGAATAAAGTAAACTTTTCTATTGTAGGAAAGGATGGCACAGTTCAGCAGGACTTATCTTTTGATGATTTTGATACGTTAGCAGATCACATGATGGATGTTGCTAGCAAATGGTATGAGGGAGTTTATGATCCCGATGATAGTATGAAGGTTGAAAGATTTGATGAAAATGACAATTTGATTTTAACTGAAGAACGTAAATTTGGAGAGGATATTAACGATGAGTTCGACGGAGAAGAGTTTAATCTCAACCTTCCAGAGCTTCCAGACCTCGGATCAACGAATAAACGAGGTAGAGGAAAGCCTAAAGGTTTTGGTTGAGCTATTATTGAATAGAATAGAGAAAATGGAGAAACAACTCTCTAGACTTCCTGATCCATTTGTGTTAGAATATCGAGTACCTGGAGACGATGAGTATACTGATCTCGGAACTGTTTTGACGGATATCTATGTTCGTCTAAATAGAATTGAAGAAAAGTTAAAGTAATATGGCAATCCCTATAGCAGTTATTGGTGATATGGTTGGATCAGGCACATTAATCGCAAAACCATCGGTAACTGTGAAGATTGGTGGACAACCCGTATGTCTTGCGCCTGCTACCGTGTCACCACATGGTTCCGACGCCCATGCATCCGCAACGGTTGCTGCAGGGAAGATAACAAAGTTGAAGATTGACAAACAACCTGTCATTGGAGACGGCGATGTTGCCACTTGTGGCCATGTCGTGATTGCAAAAAATAAAAAAGTTACCGCAAGTTAGTTATGGCAAAATCAAAAATCGGTCTAGTCAAGACAAATTATGTACCAGGCAAACCCAAAATTACGAGTCAGGGACGTTCGAAGAACACGAATCGTGCCGCAACCAGTCGAAATGGTCGTAAAAAGCGTTATCGTGGGCAGGGCAGGTAAGAAATTTTGAGTAAGAACGCCATTTTTTGGCGTTTTTTATGATATTTGCCAAAAATCGGGATAGCAACCCCGTAAAAAGTTCTGTTTTATACCTTTTTTGGAAAAAACAGATGGCAAAATACCAAGTTGACCGAGATATTTTGTATATGAAGGAAAACTGGGGCACCACAAAGCTTGTTACAGACTATATGGCGCTGACTCCGACAAAACAACGGAAGAAAAACGAACCACCAGATGATAGAATGTCTAGACAATGTGGTGGTAAGGATGGTTTTGATGATTACGTTGAGTGGTGGGCTTGAATATTGGGCATAAATAATAATATAAAAATAGCTCTCTCATGCCTAAGTTCCGAGAATTTAAGGATTTAAGTGTAACGTTTGATAAACACATTCAAACGGGTGATCTGATTGTAACTAAGAATGAGAGAGCGATTAAAACGGCGATTCAAAATTTAGTTGTAACAAGAAGAGGAGAGCGTTTTTTCAACTCCGACATCGGAACTGGATTGACAAATCTCCTCTTTGAAGCGATGGATTATGGTATTGCTGGTTCTATTCAATCTGAAGTATCTCAAATCATTCAAAAATACGAACCAAGAGTTGATTTAGTTTCCGTTAATGCGTTTCCAAACTTTGATGATAATCGTTATGAGATAGAAGTTGAGTTTAGAATCAAAGGCATCGATATTGTTCCCACTACAGTGGAAATTTTTCTAGAGAGAACCAGATAAATGCCATACACACAGGTTAATAACTTAGATTATCTACAAATAAAAAACGCACTGAAGGATTATCTGAAGGCGCAAACGGATATTACTGACTATGATTACGAAGGGTCAGTTATTAGTCATTTACTTGATGTATTAGCATACAATACTTACTATACTGCGTTCAATACCAACATGGTAGTGAACGAGTTGTTCTTGGATTCTGCTACACTAAGAGATAATGTTGTTTCATTAGCAAAGCAACTAGGATATCGTCCTCGTTCAGTAACCTCTCCGTCAACAAGTATTAACTTCCAAGCAAGCTTTACTGGAACAGCACCAGATACGATTACATTAAAAGCAGGTGCTGCATTTACAACAATCTTTGATGATACACTATATCAGTATAGTGTAGTTGATGATATCAAAGCAAATGTAGTCGGTGGAGTTGCAAATTTTACAAATATAGTTATTAAAGAGGGAACCTACCTCAAAGCAAACTTTACCGTAAACTCAACGTTGAAGTCTCAGAAGTTTATTCTGTCAAATCCATTTATCGACACTTCTACAATCCGTGTAAAAGTGTTTCCTAACAGTTCTAGTACTTCGTTTGCGATTTATAGACCAGCAGATAATGTTTTATCAATAACACCAAGTTCTAGAGTGTTTTTCATTGAAGAAGTAGAAGATGAAAACTACGAAATCACGTTCGGTGATGGCATTTTCGGAAGAAAACTTCAAAATACTGAATATATTGAGATTTCATACCTCACAACTAACGGACCCGCTTCGAATGGAGCAAACTCATTTGTATTCAATGGTATTCTAGCAGATACATTTGGTAATACAACATACACCGTTACCGTAACTGTACCCACTGCACCTGAAGGATCTTCGGGTGGAGAAGACATTGAATCAATCGATAAGATCAAAAAGAACGCTCCTAAGATGTATGGAGCACAAGACCGCGCAGTAACAGCGGATGACTACGAAGCAATCATTCGTAAAATCTATCCAGCAACCTCTGACATTATTATTTTTGGCGGTGAAGAAGACAATCCTCCGCAATATGGTAAAGTTAAGATTGTAATAAAACCAAGAAACACAGCATTCTTGACTGCATTTAGCAAGAGGTCGATTGTTGATGAACTCAAAAAGTATTGTGTTGCTTCGATTACTCCAGAAATCGTTGATCCATCAGTTGTTTATGTCGAGATAATCAGTGATATCTTCTATGATACCAACAAAACAACACTAACTGCAGACAAAATCAAAGCTTTGGTTGTTGAAACTGTGGAAAAATATATTTTATCGTCAGATATTGAAAAGTTTAATGGTAAGTTTAGATATAGTAAGGTAGTTGGTGCGATTGATAATGCAGAAAATGCCATTACAAGCAACTTGACATATATTGTCTTGAGAAAAGACTTTTATCCCGCATTAAACGCAAGTTATTACTATGAACTATGTTTCCAAAACACATTTGATGAAGAATGTGATAGTTCTACCGTTTATAGCACTGGTTTTGTAGTTCAAGAATACCCCAATGATATAGTATATTTGGAAGATCGTGCTGGCAAAATGGTACTATATAGACTAGATTCTCAAACTGGAGATAAAATTGTTTTAAATCGTGAAATAGGAACGGTGGATTATGTGAAAGGTGAAGTGAAGTTATACGATCTTTCGATTATACAGGGAACATACAACGATAACAAAATCGAACTGAGAGTGATTCCTCTAAAAAATGATATTAATGCTTCAAGAGAAGTTTACTTGGATGTTGATATTCCAAGAAGCACATTCACCGTAGTCCAAGAGTAAATAGATGTCTAAGGCAAAAAAACTTTCGGTTCTAGTTGATACGCAGCTTCCCGATTTTATTGCATCCGAATACGACAATTTCTCCAAGTTCCTGCAGAAGTATTATGAGCAGCTAGAAACTGCTGGACAACCATTAGACATCATTAATAATCTCACAACCTATCATGATATTGATTTTTATGAAAAGAGTTTATTAAAGGAAAATACTACACTCAGTTCTTCGATTAATGCAACTGCTACGACAATCAACGTTGCATCAACCGCAGGATTCCCAGAAAAAAACGGATATTTCTCAATTGACGAAGAAATAATCTTCTACAAGAAGACAACTTCTACTAGTTTTATTAACTGTTACCGTAATGTAAGCGGAACCACAAAACTTGGAGATCTGTATCACTTAAATGATTATAGATCAGTAGATCCAGCAAATGTAGGCACTGGAGTGCCGCATACTGCTGGTAAGATTGTTAATAATATAAGTAATCTCTTTCTATATGCTTTTGTTAAAAACTTTGAAAGGGAATACTTGGATGCATTTCCAGAACAGAATTTAAAAACAGAAGTTGATAAAAGAATTTTAATCAAAAATATCAAACAGTTCTATAGAACAAAAGGAACTGAGCAATCAATCAAGTTTATTTTCAACTCCATTGTTGCTACTGAACCTTCAGATATTCCATCAGTATATTACCCAAAAGATAATACATTTAAAGCATCAAATGGCGAATGGATTGATAAGTATGGATTGCAGGTAAAAGTTCTTTCTGGAGATGTAACCCAGTTAGTTGGGCAAAAGATTGTTCAAAATACTTCTGTATATTCAGATGCACCTTATTCTTTTGCTATTGTTGACGCAGTTGTTCCTATTGGAGACAAAGACGGAGAAACATTATACGAACTAGTTCTTGCCGAAGACACCATAGTTGGTAACTTTGTTCTTTCTGCAAAGACATATTTGACTAAAATTTTACCATCTAATGCAGTAGCAGGAAACTTTGTGAATGTTTACTCCACATCAGGATGGAATACTACTGAAGGAGAACTGAGAATAGGAAATGAGACGATCACGTATAAAACAAAAAATGTAAATCAGTTTAAAATAACTAGTAGAACTGGTTCATCCTCTTATTCTGTTGGAACTAGCGTATATTCAAACTCTTCTCTGTTTGGATACTATACTGACGGCAATGGAGTTATTCAAGAGGTCGGACTATTACCACTTGGTTATCTATATGATTTGAAAGTTTTTGCAGGAGCTCCATATTCATCAGAAGGCGATAAAATCCAAGTAGAAGATTCTGGATTTTCTTCTTTAGATCCAATCATTTATAACAGTTCAACTAATAGCACTAGATGGATTATTAATGAATCAAATACGGCTCCATTAGTATCATCTCAATCATCGGTACAATCTTTATTATCAGAAGTTATTGCTAATGTATCTGCAATCTATGAAGACGATCAATATTTTTATATTGCTTCATCTGGATTTCCTTCTTATTCTATTGGACCTTTCACAGCATTAACTAATCCTCAAAATCAAAATCTATTAAAGTTAATAAAGAAAAATCCAACAACTTCCACGGAAATATTTACAACCACAACAAAAGATGTTGGTATTTTAGTAAATGGTGTCCGTTTGTATAGTTATAAAGATGATGAAGAAGTTATCAACGGTCCTGTAGTAAAAATAGAAGTTACTAATCAAGGTACTTCTTATGCTGCTCCCCCATTTGTACTGTTTGGTAATGGTAGCGCATCTGCTACTGCTGTAATGTCTGGAGAAGTGGTCGAAAAGATCATTATCAATGATGGAGGTACTGGATACACTTCAGATCCAGCAGTAACCATTACTTCGGGACGTGGAGCAGTTATAACTGCTACTGTTACTGGCGATAGAGTAACAAGACTCAATATAGTGAACCCAGGCGAGTATTATTCGTCACCACCAACTGTTGTTATTAGAGATAGTCTTGGCAGAGGTAGATACGCCGAATATATTGCAAATGTTTCTGCAGAAGGGCAAATCACAGGATTTATTAAAATCCAAGAAGGTAAGTTCTATACCCAGGAAAATGTGATTGTTGAAATCATTCCTGTTGGAAAAAATGCTACTGCAGTAGCTAAAGTAAAGAGATGGAGAAAAAATAGATTTACAAAACTACAAAGTTCGTTAGATTCTAGTTATGGATATTATTTTGACAATATTAATCCAGCACTAGGTTATGGATATGGACATGTAGCAAATCCAAAAAAACTACGTGTAGCATTAAACGATAACTTAGATGGTAATGGGTTAATACCAGCTACCTTGACTCACTCTCCAATCTTAGGATTTGCTTATGATGGTAATCCGATTTATGGACCATATGGATACACCAATCCATTGAGTAAGAAAACTGCTATTATAAGAATGACGAGCAGTTATGCATTAAACACCAGCAGAACAAATGGTCCAACCAATCCCCTAGGAACTTATGTAGAAGATTATACTTATGTTCATCGATCTGGATCTCTAGATGAAAATAATGGTAGATTTTGTGTAACACCAGAATATCCTTTCGGGGTGTATGCATATTTCATAACTATAGATTCAAATAATAATCCAGTTTTTCCATATTGCCTTGGTAAAAACTATTATTCATTACCAGTTTCTTCAAACTATGAAAATTTCATTTCTCAAGATGATTTGCCAAAAAACATCACAAGATATAGAACAGATAAGATTCGTAATAATGGCATTGATACTTTTGCATTAATAGAAAGTGTAAACTCTGGATCTATTGATGGAGTTGACGTTGCATCATCAAGTAATAACTTTTCGGTTGGTTCTAAGGTTTATTTTAATGAAGAAAATACTGGAGGGGAAGATCTAACAGCAAGTGTTGGATCTTTGTATGGAAAACCTATATCTAGTATAAGATCAAAGCAAACAAAAATTTTAAAAATAAAAACAGTCAATAACTGTTACTTCTATAACGGAGATGTTGTTTCTCAACTTACATCTGGGGCAACTGGAGTGATGGTTGGTGACTGTTTTGATAACACAGAAATAGTAATACGTGTAACGGGAGGAACATTTAACAAAACGGGTACATTATACACCAATAGATCCATTAAAAGATTAACTCTAAGTAAAGAATCTTCATATGGAGAAAATAATATTGTATCTGTCACAAATGGAAACCAGGCAGTTATTGCTAATATTACATCAAACATATTAAATGTATCATACAATCCATTTAGTAATAATGATCCGATTATTTTTACCACTAGCTCTAATCAAATCTCTGCTTCCATCATTTATTATGTAAAAAATGCTACTTCAACTTCTTTCCAGATTGCAACATCGGTGTCTGGATCTCCTATTACTATTACTAACATAAACACTCCTGGAATAGTTGCAATTAGTGAAAAAGGAAGAGCAAAAGTAATAAATGCAACTAACAAACAAAACTCAGTAACAGTTGAGCTTATTAGAGGTATCATAGAACCAACTGCGAACTATTATTTGAGTAGTGCAGATATTAAAGATACAGTGGGTTCGGAAATAGTAGGTAAAACAGAATTATCACAAAATATCAACATAGAAACTTTAAATGATAATGTTGCATTAGTTAATACTACTACAAACCATGGATTATCTAAAGATGATGAAGTAAATATTGACATTATTCCCAACCCTTCCTCAACTACTACAGAATATAGAGTAAGAAGGAGAATACATCAAAAAGTAAATATTGGAAGACCTATATTTGATTCTATTATTAAGGATACTGGTATAGGAAAAGGTAGAATATTAAACTCTGGTGCAAGCTATGCATCCAATACCTCTGGAACAAACACATTTACTAACGTAGAACTTGTTTTCTTTGATCAGAAAAAAACCAGAGATTTATCAGGAGATGTTGTTGGATCTTCTTCCCCAAGAAGTGTTATTGGAGCTCCAGGAAACACAAATAATGCAAAAGCAACGATTGCAGTTAGTGCTGGCAAAGTTGCATCAATAACCATCACATCTAAGGGAAGCGGATATGAGAAAGGAGACCTCCTAACAGTATCTAATACCTCATTAAACAGACTTGCATCTTCAACTAGCACCCAAGTATTAAAGTATGAAGTTCTTCATTCTGGTTTTGCTATTGGAGAAACTGTTTTATTTTTAAAATCCGTCAATAACTTATCGGTGAATGATTATTTGAATATAGATGAAGAAGTTGTAAAAATATCCACCGTAAATACAACTGCAAATACTATTGTAGTACAAAGAGCACAAAATAACACAATACAAAAAGATCATTATAATGGTACATCAGTATCTTTCTATAACTCAACTTTTAGATTTAGTTCTAGTTACAGAATAGGATCAAATCCAGAAGATCCTGTTATTTTTTCATATGATTCAAATACTGGCGAGTTAGAAGTAGTATATAACACTACTCAAAATTTAAATACTATTAATGAACTTATTAATACTGCTTCTTTCTTCGATGAAAGTAGTCCAGCAAAAATAGTAACAGTTAAAAATATAGTATACGATCCAAAATATAAATTTGAGTTTGCAAAAAGTCCTGGAAATGTTTGGGTAACAAATCCAATCATAGATGTACAAAAATACTACCAATATAAGTTTAATACATCTAATACTACATTATTAGGATCTTTCTTGGAGTTTTCTCCAACAAAAAATAAAAATATTTTGACAATAGAATCTTTTAGAGGTCCTGCTTTACCTGGAACTCCAGGATCTTACATTAATGTCACATTTGGATTTGGTGCTTTTTATACCGACGACGATTTTACTGTTGATGGAGAGCTTGCGATAGATGGAGATTTTTCTGTTGGTCCTGGACTAGAAGTTATCAAAGAACAATCTAACTATGTCTATTACTATTACTACGATAAAAATGGAATTATTGATTCCGATGATTCTTATTTAAAGATAGTTGATGATCCACTACAAGGAACAAAAAAAGTAGTTTATACTACGCCATCTTCATTTGTATATGAAATGTCATCAAGACCAGAATATGATGGTTCTGGTATTATGGAATATGTTACTGTATCAAAAACTGCAGTTGGAGCAATACATCGTGTAAATATTCAAAACCCAGGTAAAAACTATAAATCATTACCTACCGTTTCTTCTGTATCTGTAAACTCTTCTTTAGAATCTATTGTAGATGCGGTTTGGAACTCAAATACAAAATCTATAGATTCTGTTATTTTTATTTCCAAAGGTTTAAATTACTCAAAACCAAAAGTTATTGTTGTTGATGGAGATGGAATAGATGCTGATTTTGATATTACCAAAAATCCAGATAATTCAATCAAAGCAATCGTTGTAAAAAATAAAGGTAAAAGATATACATACAAACCAACTTTAAAAGTAGTTGAAGCGGACATAACTGCATACTGTAATAGTAATACTATTGGTGTTCCAAAAACGGTAAAGATAGTATCTAATGGTTTTGGATTTAATAGAGATTCTACAACTAAAAGAAAGTATACCTCAGCATATTTCTTATCATTAAGTGGTTTTGGATCTAATGTATTTTTAGAAGGTGAAGAAATTGTTCAATATAGTGGAACTAATCTTATTGCAAAAGCAAGGATTTCAAAAAATGGATGGAAGTTATCATCTAACATCTTAAAAGTTGAAAATGTAACTGGAAAGTTTTTAGAAAGTTTAAAGATTATCTCAAAAACAACAAATATTACTGCTACCGTAGAAAAGATTTTTACTACAGTATTTGATAGTGACATTCGTTCATATTATGATAATCTTGGTTATTATGCTTCGGATAGATCAAAGTTAGGATCAGTAACACAAAAATTAGCGGATTCTTATTTCTATCAAGATTATTCTTATGTTATAAAATCAAAAACTCCAGTAGATATTTGGAGAAACTTAATAAGACAAACAATACATCCATCTGGATTTAAAGTTTTTGGTGAGTTAAGTGTTGATAGTTTTGTAGACACTAAATCTCCAAGTATACAACCAAATAGTAGCAACATAAGTATAATCAATCTGTGGGATCCTGTAAAAAATAAAGTTACTGTACAGAACACTTTCAGAACTTTAACGCAATCCATTGTTAATGTATCTAATATTAATCAGGTACGAGGAAAAGGATCTGTACTGGCTTCTGCTTATGACACAGGAGAAACTTCTTCATATGAGTTTTACTTGGATCCAAAGTTTGACGGATATTTTAATCAATCTGGCAATAGAGCTGGAACAAAAACATTTGCAATGAAGTTAAAAGGTTCTGGTAATGCATTAACTTTAGATAACATCAATAACTTTATTGTTACATTGGATGGCGTACTTCAAGAACCAGGAAACGCATATTATCTTGGCGGAAGTGTGGGGACAAATCAATCCAGTGCTTCCCAGATAACTTTTTCTCAAGCACCACTAGGATATAGAAATATTTTTGGAGCAGCGATTTCTCAGAGTGTTTATGTTGATGGTTCTGATAGTCCTCCACAAAGGTTTATAGGAAGAGCCATCAAATTTAAAGATGCTTCATTAAATATTCAATATTTTAGAAAGATTAAAAATATTACATCACAGTTTAATGGAGTTAAAAAATCTTTCCAGTTGTACTATGAAAATAACACTGCGGTTGAGTTATCTGCGGGTGATAATCTATTAGTTTGTATTGATGGTGTAGTTCAGCAAGCAGGTTCAACACCTTTGCTGCCAGTAGATCGTGCATATTATATTAAGAGAACTGTTGTCCCCAATGAAATAGTATTTGTAGAAGCACCAAGGAAATTTGATAACATTACTCAAAACTTTTTTGCTTATAGCATTTCTTCATATGAAAGACTAACGATTGATTCAAAATATGTTAATGGTACAACTGTGGGTCCATTTTTGCTTAGATCCGCTGTTTCGGACAAAACTATAACTGTAGATGATGACAGAAATGTGTTGGTATTTTTAGATGGAGTTTTACAGGAAAGATTAAGAGCATATAACATTAATGGTGCAAATATAACTTTTAACGAACCTATACGAGTCGGACAAAAAGTAAATATTTTATATGTTTATGGTAGAGACTATAAGAAAAATATAAAAGCATTTAACTTTGATACAGTACCATTTTTTAATAGATTTACTATAACCTTAACTGGAAGACAAGTTATTGGAGATGGTGCAGCTCCTAATGATGGGATTCTGGTAGAAACATCAAGTGGTGCAGTGGGTCGTGTTAAAAATGTGTATTTTGATGGCGTAAACACCAAAATATTAGTAGATTCGAGAAATAAAGTATTTACTACTTCCGAAAATATTATTTTTAGAAATGTAAACCCACCAACTGCTCCTTCTCCAGATTTTATACTATCTTCAGTTAATATTATCTCAATAGAAACATTTGAGGAAAATGAAGAGAGGCAGGATTATTTGAGAAGATCAAAACCAGGATGGTTAGTTGCTTCCAGGGATTCAACATCAGGATTAAACTCCTACAAAAACTTTGTTGAGATTGGTGATTTAATAAAAATTGATGGAGAATCTGCCACTAGAAAAATATTAGATATACCTGATATTGCAATCAAAACAAACTACAGAGATGGAGATGATTTAAACTCATCATATTATGGAAATATTGCAGTAACAAACTACAGTGGCGTTTCTTTGGGAGAAGGTTTAGATGTAGTAGCAAATATTTCTAGCGGCAAAGTAGTTTCTTTGACATGGAATAAAAAAGATTATCCATTCTATGAAACTAGAGGATTGCGCCCAGTACCAAATGCATATGGTTATGAAAGTGCTCCTCAACTAATTTTTGTTGCCCAACCTCTTAAAAATGTGGGCGGTGAGATTACTGCAGAAGCTCAAGGTGGTGGTGCAAGAGCATATGCCATAGTAGAAAATGGGGAAGTTATTGATCTGGTATTGTTGGATGGTGGTAGTGGTTATTTAACTCCACCTCGCGTATATATTACTCGCGGATATGAAATAATCAAGCAATCAAAACAGATTGATACTGTAAGAGTATTAAGTTTCTTAAATCCCCAAGTTCTTTCTGGAAATACTCTTTACATCACCTCTGGAGATACTTTATCCACTCCTGGTGGTCCTCCTATCCAGTCTATTACATCTGTGGTTACAGTAACTCCATATGATGCAAGTAGAAAATTAACTGCGATTATACAAAAACAAGCACCTGTACCGATTCCTCAAAGAAAAGCAGATACTTTGATTGTATGCAGCGTGCAGTCAGTTGGCGCTCAAATAACTTCTCTAAGTGTGCTTTCAGCGGTATTCAACTCTATATTAGAATCTCCAGCTGCAGATGTTGTAATAACTTCACAAAGAAGAAATACAGTTCAATCAGTATCTCCAGAAATATTATCTGGTGCCCGCACTTTCCTTAAGATTAAGACAGCACCAGTATTTCCTACTTTATATGATACTGGAGCGTATCTTGACATTCCTATGTCAGTTACTGATACCATTGCTTATATTCCAACTACATCTAAGTTTACCTCAAATGGTAAGTTGATGATTGAAGATGAAATAGTATACTATGCTGCTAAACTAAATGATCGTTTTTATGGTATTATCCGCGAAAGAGATGGTACTACTGCAAAAGCACATCCGTCTGGGGCATTTTTGAGACAATATAGAGAAGATGTAACTATCGTTTCTGCAGGTGTTGTTGATGGTGGTATTCCAACACTTATTGAAACAAGCATAAGTGTTTCTTCGCAACTCAATATTACACCAGTTATAGTTTCTGGAAGTCAACTTACTATTCTCAATAATGTAAGTACTGTAAACAGAGAAAGTCTAATAATCTCACAATGTAAGACTACTGTTCCAATGATTAGTGTATCGACTTCTCGCGCAGAAGCAGTTACAGAATCTAAGGTAACTACAGTATCTTACTCTGTTGCTTCTTGTGCTGCAAATATAACTTCCCAGTATCAAGTATTAACGCCAATAGTTAATGTTAATATCACCCCAGAGTTAACCAAGTTTTATCCTGCAGGATTTACTGATTATTATATCGAGAAAGTATTATTCACTGATCCAATTTTAACAAGATCTGGTTCTTCTGTAACTCTAGATGCTCCAAAAAATAGAGTTTATCAAAGGTCTGGATACATTGTTTCTATTTACAACTTAGAAACAAATCCAGATGCGATTGCATATTCATATTATAAGTTAACTTTAGGACCAAGAATGAGTACATTCAATGAATGGTATGGTTTGGGTGATGGAACAGCAGATGTTTCCAGTTTAACTTTAAATGATATTGATATCAACTATGGATCATTTACTATTCAAGATTTTACTTTAGCTTCCCAATATTCAGAAACTGGTGCTATATGGAACTTGGTATACCCATCTATTCAAAATCCAGTTGCAATTTCTTCAACTAGTGGAACAATACCATCAACAATAAATGTCGCAAAAACAACATATTTCCCAAGTAGTGGATACATTTATCACTCTAACGGATCTACTACATTTGGTGTAATTCAATACACTGGAAAAACTGCAACATCATTTACTGGATGCACACGTTATAATGGATCAACAAATATTGTTTCTGGATCTCAAATCATTCCTTTTGAAGTGACCTAAATAACTGCATAAATATAAATAAAATAGCATTTTATAGAGAGACAAAAACATGCCAGCAATCATCTCTGAAAAATTCAGAATTTTTAACGCCAAACAATTCCTGGAGTCACTTTCAGAAGGTTCTGGCGATACTGACCCAAATCGCTCAAGAATGTATTTCTATGTAGGTAGACCTCAACCATGGAGAGCATTCTTAGAAATCTATGGTAGAAGCACTACCAATTTTTCTGTTGGAGAAACTGTAACTGCTACTGGATTCAGTGGAGTTGTTTCAGAAGTTCATCCATTTAGTCTATTACTAACAAATATTGGTCCAACTGTTTCTGCTGCTCCCGCTGCTGGATCCACAGTAACGGGTGGAACATCTGGAGCTACTGCAAAAGCAGGTGTTTATCGTTATGCAGATGAAAACACCCCAACTGCTCCTTATGACAACCAAGAAGAAAAGTTTGGTATTTATGATGAAATGATTGCTCTCAAGAGAATCACCTCTGCATTTGCAAGACACGTAATCAGAAGATATAACTGGGATTTGTCAGTTAATGCTAAGTTTGATATGTGGATGCCTGATTATAGCGCACAAAAACTAACAGCAACTGGAGAATCTTCATTATCTACAGCAAAATATGCTGTTATGAACAGTTCATATGAAGTTTTTGTTTGCTTGTACAATGGAACAAATCCAACAAACTTAAGCGGACAAAACGCAACATATTCTCCATCAACAAATCCTCCATCTGGACAAGGTACATATTCAGGTGGCATCTATACCGAACCATCTGGTACATATGTTTGGAAATATCTGTACACCATCCCAACCGATGATGTAATCAAGTTCCTTTCATCCGACTTCATGCCTATTGTTCTTGACAACACTGTTCAAAGTGCAGCAGTTGACGGAGCAATTTCAAGCGTTCTTCTAAAAGATCCTGGAAGCAATCTTCCAACAAGTACTACCCTTTATGCCCAGATTCTCGGTGACGGTACTGGTGGTAAAGTCGCAATCACAACAAACGGTAGTGGTGTAATCACTGGAGTTAGTGTTAATGCTGCTGGATCTGGTTATACTTATGGTAATGTTCTTCTCAAGAACGGTTATCTCTTCACTAACTCAGGTTTAACAACTTCAGCTACTGTTGCTGCCAGTGCAACTGGTAATCTAGAAGTCATCATTCCCCCTCAAGGAGGTCACGGCGCAGATCCAGTTCTAGAACTGAATGCAAAACGTGTTATGACGAATATTCGTCTAACATATGCTGAAGGACAAGGAGACTTCCCTGTAGATAACGATTTCAGAAGAATCGGTATTATTCAAGATCCTCTTCAATTTGGATCAACTAGTTTCCTTACCGCAGATACTGCTTCTGGATTGTTTGCAGTTAAACTCAGTGGAGCAACAGGAAACTTTATTCCAGATGAAGAAATCACTCAAACAGTAAGTGGTAATATTTCAAAAGGCAAAGTTGTTTCTTGGACTTTAGACACTGGTAGCACAACTGCTGGTGTTCTTAAGTATATTCAAGTTCCTGGTATTCATGAAGATAATGGTGTAGTAAAACCTTTTGTTTCAACTGGATCTGCTGCTGTTACTGGTGCTACATCAGGTATTCAAGGAACCGTAAATACTTCATATAATGCTGCTTTACTAGGTTCAAACTTTGCTAACGGTTTAGCAACCCCAGAAGTTAAAAATAACTCAGGTGAACTAATCTATACAGAAAATAGAAAACTAATCACCAGAGCTCCAGACCAAATTGAAGATATTAAGCTAGTTATCGAATTCTGATATACTATCTTATTCTTTGTTAAATATAACTAAGTAAAGATGAGCGGAAATGCCACAGAAGACGAATCTTAACGTGCCTCCATATAATGATGATTTTGATACGTCAAAAAACTTTTATAAGGTATTATTCAGACCAGGATATTCTATTCAAACAAGAGAGTTAACTAACTTACAGTCAATTCTTCAGAATCAGATAGAAAGTTTTGGTAGGAATGTATTTAAGCAGGGAGACATGGTGATCCCTGGTGAGATTAGTTTTACGAATCAAGTTGATTACGTTAAGTTGTCTTCTGTATCAGAAGTAGCAACTAATATTAATGGTAACATTGTATTTGAAAAATTTAATGTTACTAACTTAGTTGGCGAAACTATACAAGGTCTGACATCTGGAGTTACTGCTACAGTTATTGATGCGGCAGTATCAAATGAGTTTGAGTCGGATGTTTTATTTGTAACATATACCAGTAGTGGTAATGCAAACAACGAAAAAACTTTCCGACAGGGTGAGATTCTAGAAGCACTAGATATTTCCAATAGTCCTACCTTAGTTGTCGGAACAGATGGTAGTGTTCTCCCCATCACTCTCACTAGAGTTGATGGCGAAACAGGAGAAACATATCCTCCTATTAGTAGTCCAGCAATGGGATATGCTTCTGCTGTAAAAATAGAAGAAGGTATTTATTTTGTTAACGGTTATTTTGTAAGAAATAAAAAAGAAATACTTATCGTTGATAAGTATTACAGTAGACCTAGTGCTAAGGTTGGTTTCATCATTAGTGAAGATTTAGTATCTCCAGAAGAAGATGCTTCTTTATATGACAATGCACGAGGTTTTTCAAACTATTCTGCTCCTGGAGCACATAGATTAAAAATCAATCTAGATCTTGCTTCTTATGATGTAGAATCAAGCACTGACAGTAACTTCATCAAGTTAATCACTATTCAAAATGGTGCTATTCAAAGTCTCGTTAAACCAACTAACTATTCTTTAATCGAAGAGACACTGGCAAGAAGAACATATGATGAATCTGGTGATTACATTGTAGATAACTTTCTTATTGAACTAAGAGAATATTATCAAAATAACAATAATAAAGGTTTATATCCATTAAAAACAAATGGCACTGTAAATGGATTGCAACCTAAAGAAGCCATTAAAAAAATGGTTGCTGGTCTCGGAGCAGGAAAAGCGTATGTAAAAGGATATGAGATTGTAAATAAAGAGACTAAGTACGTTGCTATAGATAAAGCAAGAGATACTCTAGATAAAACTGATAATAGGATTAAAATAAAAAATCTTCCCTCGTTTAACATCACTAATGTACACAGTAGTGTTTCGTTAAATGCTGAAGGAACAGAGATTAGTGCATATCCAACTGTTTATTTAAACTCCGTATTTAATGATGGATCCATTGGATCAAACAACTCAGAATCTACTAGTGCATATAAGCAAACTTTAGATAGAAGAGGACTATCGTTTAATACTGATCAAGGAATAAAAACTATCTATTTACAACTTGGTCCTGGACAAGCAGCTCCAACTGCAAGTAACTTTCCTGGCACAACAGGTAATCAGGTTTTTGGCGCAGATAGAAAACTTTGGTACATTAAAACTAGAATTTCTGGAGACGCTTTACCGACTGCTCGTTCAGTAGAAATCTTAGCAGCAAATATGGCGAATCGCACTGAGGTAAATCCAGACCCTAGTGCCACATTTGTTGAGTTAACACTAGTAGGAAATAAATACGACCTCAACGAGTTATTTTTAGAATATGACGAAGAAGATATTGTAAATGACCAGGGAACTAATCAAACAAGACTGACAAGAAGAAAGTTATTCCCAACAGAACAAGCTGCAAAAAATAATGCAGATTATTATGGGTTTATTGTAGATTATAATGACACTATCACGCCAATCATCGGGTTAGCAAAACCTAAAAATTTCTCGTTATCTAAAATTGGAGTTGGATTTAATACTGATACAGATAAAGTTATATCTAGAGGAAGGTTGAGTGGAGGAATTCAAGTATATAACTCTATTTTCAAGTTTTCTTATTTCAATCCAGTTTTCTTTACCAAAATCACAGTAGATTCAAAAATTCTTACAGGATTTACTAGTGGTCAATATATTAATGGATTGACTAGTGGAGCATATGGTGTCATTGAGAATACTCAAAATGGATATTATACACCAGCAGAAAGTTCCGTCTTGTTTGTAAGAACTCTTTCTGGCACTTTTGCCCCTGGAGAAACAATAATTGATGAATCTGGAAATGCACTAAGAATAGCAAGAGAAAATACTATTTCTCATTTTATTACATCATCTAGAGGAACTGGTTACGATAACAGCACTGTAATCAAAATCAATGGTCAAGTAATCGATGCTTCTACGGTAACAGTAAAGATTGATACTGGTAATGTAAATGCATTATATGCATTGAAGATTAAAAATAGAGATCTTCTCTCGACACAATACCTATATCCACCAACAGTAACGGCAACTTATGCAGGTGCAGCAGGTTGCGTTATTACACCAGTATTATATAGAAATACTGTAATAACTTACACTGATCAAGATGTGAAATCTTTTGCTTCTACATTTGGAACGTCATATAAGTTTACGGCAGACATAGAAACACAAACAAATGGATATTACAATAGTGCTCAAGTAACAGATTTTTCTTTTGTAGGATTGCAAGGAACCAAATATTTAGAATGTCAAGGATTCTCTGGAGATGCTACTTTATATCTAAAACAAGGTGATGTGGTACAGTTTACTGATAATACTAATACCGTAGTTAGAGCAGTAGTACAATATTCAACAAAACCAGAAGGTCTATTAAGATCTAGAGTGTATATTGATTCTTCACTAAAAAATAATGTTTCTAATAACTTAGTAAAAATCTTTGCTAAAATCAATGATACTAACTCAAGTTTGATTATCCCCACTGGATCTAAATATCTAAATTCTTTGGTTAAAGATCCAGCAGATTCAAAAATCAAATACCATTTCAGAAGAGATTTTGTTATTACTGGAACTTCTAGTGGTGGTACAGTAACGTTCAAGGCAGAGTTACCATTTGGTTCTCAACGCTTTGTTTCATTCACGCAAGATAATTTCTTGATTACTGTTTTAAGTGACGGTGGATCTAATACTGTAGACGCTGGAGATATTTTATACATCAAGTCAGACTGGGTACAGATTCAAAACTCTACAGACATCTCTGGTCTTGTTGCTGGAACAGTATTGATCAATATTCCAGAAACATATTTTGGTACAGTTTCTAACTATGCAAATCTAAAGTTGAAGTTAACTGCAACTTTAGAAGTAAATAAAGCAGTCCCAAGATTAAAAACACTCAAAAAGAATAGAAGAATCCTGATTAACTCGCCTGGAGACAAGGTAGTTATTATAAGAGGACAAAATTATGATACTGGAGAACCAACAGAACTCTCCTACTCGGATGTAATAAAAATAAACTACATCTATGAAGGTACAACAACCACGGCTCCTATTGTAGACGATGCTGGTAACTTAGTTCAAGGAAAAGATGTTGGACCAAGGTTTAGTTTTGATGATGGTCAAAGAGACACTTACTATGATGTCTCTAGACTTGTTCTAAAACCAGGATTTTCTGCTCCAAGTGGCATACTTTTAATCTCATTTGATTATTTTGACCATTCTCAAGGAGACTTCTGTACCGTCGATTCGTATGTTCACGAATCTGGAGTTTCTATTGGAGAGATTCCTATCTTCAACTCAAGTTCACTGGGCAAAGTATCACTTAGAGACGTTATAGATTTTCGTCCAAAAGTTGATACCGCCACTTCAATAAGTGGTTTCCAAAATACTTCTATTTTAGCACAACCAGATTACATTTCTTTCGTTGGTTCTGGTGGTATTACTTCAAGTAGTCCAGCATCCGATGCTAACTTAGATTATACTATTCAGTTTAACTCTTCACAATATTTGGACAGAATCGATGCTATTGCATTGAATAAGAAAGGAGAGTTTATTGTTCAATCTGGAAATGCATCATTGAATCCAGTAAAACCAGATGACATTAAAGATGCAGTAACACTATACTATCTCTACGTTCCTTCGTATACAGATTCTATTGATGACGTGAAGATTACTCCAGTCGATAACAAACGTTACACGATGAAGGATATTGGAAAACTGGAGAAAAGAATCGAAAGATTAGAATACTATACTCAACTTAGTATTTTAGAGCAACAAGCATTAAATATGCAGATTAAAGATGAGATTGGGATTGATAGATTTAAAACAGGATTTATTGTTGACGGATTCGAGAATCATGGAATCGGCAATCTCAAATCTTTGGATTATAAGTGCGCTATTGATTCACAGCAATCTGTTCTTAGACCAACTTCAATAGAAAGCAATCTTGAACTAGAAGAAGTTTATAAAAATGATACAGATAGAACAAACAATGGATACAAAAATTCAAACAATGTAGTTACTTTACCATACACTGATTTAACTGCATTCGAAAATGTTTTTGCTACGGATACCATCAATCCAAACCCATTCGTTGTTTTACAATATGTTGGCGATACCAATCTATCGCCTGCAGTAGATCAATGGTTTGACGATACTGAAAAACCGATTGTTTTAAACAATGATAGTTCTCTCTATTCGATTTTCTTTGCTAAACCAGATGCAAAAGAAGCATTAAGTTCCATTCATAATGCATTTTCTATCAACTGGGTTGGAACAAACAAAACATTCTTTAATATTAATCCTCTTTCTAAATTATCAACAGATAGTGCATCAGCTTCAGTTAAGTTAGCTAGCATTAGTAGTTCATCAAACATAAGTCCAGAAAATAACGAGTTAGCGAAAGGTTCTAGTAACACTACTGTTAATGGATTGAATGTAGTTACTTCACTACAGTTTTATGCAAGAACTAAACCAGTTCTATTTAAGATTAGCAGAATGAAACCAAACACAAAAATATATGTGTTTATAGATGGAAGAAAGATTGATAGATGGATAGCTCCAGATTACAGATTTACTGGGATTGCTGGTAATTCAATCAGTTCTTTTGGTTCCTCTCTTAATACAGATGCTGATGGTAATGCAAGTGGTCTTTTGCTTATTCCTTCTGGGTATCCACCACAAGAAAGTAGTATTTGGACAGGTAACGTAAATGATATTGCATATGATACCACTCACGAACAGGTTAACTTAGTTACTGGAGTTAAAACCGTTAGATTTACTTCAAGTGTTGATGATTCTAAAAGTTCTGATGTATCTACTTATTCTGAAGCTAAGTTTTATGCCACTGGTATCCTACCATCGCTTCCTGCTTCGATAGTATCTACTATTCCTCCTTATTTCAAAGCAAATGAAGGTATTCAATTTATAGAAGCAAATAAATCGGACGCAACTGGAGCTGCAACAACCCCAAGTCCATTAACACAAACTTTCAAAGTAGAAGGATATACTGGCGGTGTTTTCTTAACAGGTTTAGATCTTTTCTTCAGTCAAAAGAGTTTAAACATTCCCATCCGCGTTTATCTCACTAATGTTGATAGTGGTAAACCAGGAAAATACATTATTCCTGGATCAGAAGTAGTTAAATCGCCAAATACATATTTAAAAATCTATACAAATGGTACTGTGTATGTAACCAAAGGAGAAACTGTTACAGGCGCCGAATCTGGTGCTGCTGGACCTATTTACAATGTTATTGATAAAAATGGTATCAACGTGATTCCTTCAACAACAGGAGTTTATACTCTCCAGAACGATCAAGTTTATACTTTAGTTTTAAATAATCATAATGGCAAATCTTTCTTAGGTGGCAGTACAGGTGAGTTATTGACGGTTCCATCAGTTACTTCATACAATGCACTGCAAAATACAACCTTAAAAATAAATATTGCTAAAGATTCTGGTAGAATAACAAGATTGACAGTTTCAAATCTTGGATCTAACTACGAAACTGCAAAGATTACTATTGAAAGTCCTTCTCTTCCTGGCGGTGCGACTGCTGCGGCAACTCCATATGTTTCGAATGGTCAAATTTATGATGCCAATCTATCATTAAGTGGATCTGGGTATACTAGTGTTCCTTCTGTAATCATATCTGGTACTGGTGCTGGAAATGGTGGCGCAGTTATACTTGCAGAACTAACTATTGATACTCCTGCAGTTAGAATGGGAGTTGCTATTGATCCAGTTGTATCTGGATCTACTCCCGCAACAACTGCTACAAAGTTTGTATTTGATTATCCTGTTTATCTACAAAATAATACAGAATATGCTTTTGTAGTTGAAACAGATTCTGTTGATTATTTACTATGGACTTCCAAGCTCGGAAAAACAGATAAGATTACAAACTCTATTGTTACTACACAACCACTATTAGGATCTGTATTCAAATCACAAAACGTAGATAACTGGACCGAAGATCTCTTTGAGGACATTAAGTTTAAATTGTATCGTGCTAAGTTTGATACATCTATTACATCAAATGTATACTTAACAAATGTTCCTTTGGGATACGAACCATTAGCATATAACGCTATGGAAACAGATGCTTCTCAAGATAGTAGTGCAACTTCCTTATTATTCAGAAACAATAATAAAATTATTAAAGTTAATCATTTGAATAATGGTTTTGAATCAAGTGGCAAATCTTATGTTGCATTTAAAAATGCACAGAATTTTGCTGGAATTGATAGTTCAGTTGTCAACTCTACTCTGTTTAATGTTAAAAACGGAGGTACTAATTTCTACACTGTTTCTACAAATGTGCGAGCAGGATCTAGTGTCAATGGTGGTGGTCAGGTGTATGCTTCATACAACAGAAAGTATGAAAGATTATATGCACAAATTGGATTCTTAAACTTTAGTGGAACTAAGATTAATTCATTTGTAAAAACTACTGATATCAGACCAGTAGATTCTGTAGTTACTACATATGAATCATACGGTCAATCAGATTACGAAAAAACATTTTTAGGTGAGCAACATTATTTCACAAATCAAAAAGTTATTTGTTCTAGAGTAAATGAGTTAAAAAATACTATTACTCAAAGTTTAACATATAAAATTAATTTATCATCTGAATATGATAATCTATCTCCAGTTGTAGATTTGAGAGTTTCTTCTATCAAGGTATCAAACAATCATGTTGAGAAGGCAACTGGTTATGAAGACAGATATGGAAGAAGAGATCAGATTCTACAGTTCTACCGCGTCTATAGATTCCAGATTGACGGATTGGGCGGTAATGTCCCAACTTTAGGACAAACGATAACTGGAGCAACGACTAAAGCACAAGGAGTAGTCGTTAAATGGGATTCTGCAAATGGTAAGATTTTTGTTAAGATTACTACAGATTCTATTTTCATTCCTGGAGAAGCATTGCAGTTTAGTTTACAAAGCACTATTGTTGGTGCATCTGTAAACTCATTAGGTTTGGAATATTATCCAATAACTTTCCCAATCAACACTTCTGTAGTTGCTTTAGACTCTATCAATCAACCTTATACCAATAAGATTGCAGGGAAAGTGGTTTCATGGGATTCTAAAAAACAACTACTAAGAATATCCAATAACAAATCACCTATTAATAATGATTACACAACTGCTGCTTTAGTTGGATCAAGTTTTGCAAGAACATCAGTAGCAAACCAAACTGCTGACATTTTTAGAGTTGGTGATATTCTAAGTTATCAAGGAATCATAACTGGAGAAGAAAAGTTTGTAGAGATTTCAAAAGTTTCATATACAACAGGGGATGTGTATGTCTCTGAACTAACTTCATCAAATAGTTCTTCTGTAGCAAAATATTGCACTAAAGAAATCTCACTTGATACTTCCTCAACTTCTGTAGATGTTCGTTTAACTGCAAATACTCTAAGTGCAGATGATATTCAAGTCTACTACAAGATTAAAGAATCAAACTCACAGTTTAACTTTGATGATTTAAACTGGTATGAGTTCAATCTTGATGGTAAATCAAATAATGATGTGATTCCTTCCGCAGACAACGTTATCTCTGGATACTTTGAAAATCAGGAAGCATATAAAGAATATAAGTATAGTGTAACCAACTTACCCGAGTTTTCTTCATATGCTATCAAAATTGTTATGAGATCATTCAACCCATGCTACGTTCCCAAGATTCAAGATATGAGAGCAGTTGCTTCATTCTAATGAGTTATATTAAAGTTGTTGGGTATGATAATCTAGTTCGTGATCCACATACGGGAGCCATTATAAATACTGATAAAAGTGTATTTGAAGAAGTCAAGAAACGTAAATACGGATCTGCTTCAATCAAACAACTTCAAAGTGATGTGGAAGATCTAAAGAATGAACTCTCAGATATCAAAAATCTTTTAAGAGAACTCATAAGAAATGGCAATACTTAGAAATGTAGCTAAGACCGACACTCTGGAACTTCAGAGGCAGAAAATAAATCTAATAGCTTCTGATTTGTTTACAGTGCAAACATCGGTTGGCGCGGGTGCATTTAGTATGAGTGATGGCACGGTGCAAGCACCAGCGTTGTTTTTTACAAATGCAAACGATGTAGGTATTTACCGAGGATCTTCAAAAGGATTATTTATTGGATCTGAAGGAAAGGGTGTTGCTTCATTTGAATCTTCATTTCTTACAGCACTCCAAGACATTAGAACATTATCTTCTCCGATTACACCTGGAGCAACTTCTTTAACTATTTCAAATGCTGGGGCTAACTACAATGTAGGAGCTTATCCTAAAGTAAAGTTATCTGGAGGTAGTGGACAAGGAGCTATTGCATCTTTATCTACATCTGTTACTGGCACTATTACTAATGCTGGTAGTAGTTATGCAGGTGGGGTGTATGCCAACGTTCCACTTACAGGTGGCAGTGGATCTAACATGGTTGCTGCTATAACTGTATCTGCATTTGCTGGAACTATAACAAATGCTGGAACTGGAGGATCATCCGCAAATACATTTACCAATGTTGCATTAACTGGTGGATCTGGAACAGGGGTAAGAGCTACCATAACAACAAGTGCATTAGGTTTAAATATAGGCGTATCGAATGTAACTATTACCAATACAGGCACTGGATATAGTCCAGGAAATGTCCTTTCTGCTGCATCTGGAAGTATAGGTGGAGTAACAGGGTTTCAATATACCCTCAGTCATGTAGGAGAAGTTACTAATATACAAGTTACCGAGGGCGGTACTGGATATGCAGTGGGAAACGTTTTATCTGCAAGTAATACTAATCTAGGTGGATCTGGTAGTGGATTTCAGTTTGCAGTTTCTGCTATAGGAACATTAACAAATATCAATGTTACAAACGGGGGAGATAACTACAAAACTGGTGATGTGTTAAGTATTCCTCAATCTGAGTTAGTACAAATAGTTACATATTATGTAAAGATTTTACCAACTCAGTTAGTAGAGTTTGCAACACCAGTCTCCGCCTCCAGTGGATTTGCGGTTGGAAATACAATCACTTATAATGGCGGCACGGCAACTATTGTAAAAAGATTTGTATCTGGATCAAATATAACAGCTGTAACAGTTTCGGATTACAACCTTACATATTTGGCGGGTCAAACAGCAACTGCATCTGGTGGAGGATCAGGAACAGTTTCAGCAATAACTAGTGCTCTAAACTATTTCTTTAGTTCTAATGGTTCCTCTGGTTCTTATATCAATATACCAGATTTAACATTACAAAAAAATGTTAGATATGTGTTTGATCAATCTGATCCCACAAATATTGGTCATCCACTACGTTTCAGTACAACTCCAGATGGATTCCACACAGTCGTTGTTCCAAATCCAACTGCATATGGAGTAAAGTATGAAGGTAGTGAAGTAGATTACACATATACATCAAACTCTATTGCTATCACACCAAATAGTAGCACGCCAACTACCTTGCATTATTATTGCGATGCTGGAACAGTGGGGGGAAATGCTCATATAGATGAGGGTGGATATAACGGAAGGGAAGCAACTGTTACTATAAGTGGCCAAGCATCCTTAACTGGTAGTGGCATTTCTTTAACTGTAAATAATGTAACAGAATCATCCAATATTTTATTACAAAAAAATGGTAATGCAAATTTAGGCGCAACTAATGTTTTGTCTTTATATTCTGCTACGGACTTGGAAGTTGATGGAGATTCTATTTTCTTTGGAGATCTCAATGTAAATAATAATTTTACTATTGCTGCAGCAACTGGCAATACAGTAATTGATGGTACACTTACAGTTAACTCTGATTTAGCATTTTTAAGTGATGCTGCTTTTGGTGGAACATTATATGTAGATTCCACCAATAATAGAGTTTCAGTAAATATAAATCCTAATGTAACTCCATTAACTTATGCATTTCAAGTTTCTGGTTCAGTTTTTACTAATAGCAACTGTATACTATCTGCAGGATCTGGCACTATAACAAAAATAGGAAATGCTAATGTTTTGGCATCCTCAGAAAGACTGCAAGTTGATGGTGGTATTTACACAAATTCATATTATAGAGCTCCCGTAGACACTGGTGTTGCTTCTCCCGCATATACGTTTACTGGATTGACCAGGGTAGGTTTAACAGCAAATAGCACAAATAATACATTATCATTAGTATCTACTTCAGGAGAATCATTGACGATTTCTCCTACTTTAATAACTTCATATCGTGATATGAATTTTGATAAGTTAACTGTAACTAGTTCTTCTTTTGTTGGTGGTGAAGGATATACTAATGGTTCTTATTCTGGTATTTTATTGTCTGGTGGATTGGGAACTGGTCTTGTCGCAAATATTGTTGTATCTGGTGGTTCTGTAACATCAGTAACTGTTACAAATTCTGGGGAGGGATATATTTCTGGAGATAAACTCACATTACCATCAAATTCTTCTCTTGTAACAACTCAAGTCTTACCAATAGGTTCTACTACTTGGTTGCCACAACAATCAGTTTCGTTAAATCAGTTATTATTTTATAATGATATATTGTACACTGTTTCTGCAGCAGGAACCACAGGTCAACTAGCTCCCACACACACATCGTATTCTGCTCCAAACGGGACAGCAACTCTTACATTCAATAGATACATTAAATTTTCCTATAATATAAACACTACTAGTGTTTCTAGTACAATATCTATTGACAAAGATACTGGAACTATTACTGCTCAATCTATAAACACCCTCGGAAGCGGCATTTTAATAGACAATAATCTTTCTATTGATGGTACTAGTATTTCATCTACTCAAGATGAAGATATTTTTGTTGCTCCAGGATCTTCATCTAAATTGCTATCTGTTTCTGGAACTGGTGGTGTCAAACTTCCTGTAGGTAACTCTACTAATAGACCATCAGCAGCAACAGCAGGTATTATTCGTTATAATACCCAAACATCTCAATATGAAGGATCTAATGGCGTTAACTTCATTTCTCTTGGTGGT